CTTATCTGCAAAATCTTCTGCGGTTGTATCTCCAGAAGCATCACTTGGAACATATTTGTCCATATGCTTTAGAATTATTTTCTTTTCAATAGCTAAGCTTGGAAACTTTTGATCTATTGAAATTGTGAATCTTTCTAAGAAAGCTTCGTCGATGATAGAAGCTGCAGTAAATCTTCCATCTTCAGAACCTTTACCTTTTGTATTGGCTGTAGCAATTACATTGAAACCTTTTGCTGGTTGTACAACTTCACCAGTTTTCTTAACCAATACTGGTTTACCTTCCAAGATTCCTTGTAAACACATGATCTTGTTTGTGGCCCTATCGATTTCATCGAGTAGAAGTATTGCACCATTTTCCATTGCTTTTAGAACTGGACCTTTGGCAAATACTGTTTCACCATCGATGAGTCTAAATCCACCAAGCAAATCATCTTCATCCGTTTCTGGATTGATTTGAACTCTAATGAATTCACGACCAAGCTTAGCTGCTGCTTGTTCAACCATAAATGTTTTACCATTTCCAGATAAACCAGAAACATAAACTGGATAAAACATTTCCGATTTAATGATCTTAACAATATCATGGAAAGATCCCCATGGAACGAATGTTGGATCAGTGGTGGCAAATGTTTTTTCTTCGTTTACAATAGATTGCATTGTTGAATCTTTTCTAGTTGATTCGTTGTCTGAAACAGTTGCTGTTTCGATAATTCCAGATAAGTCATATGTGCCGATTCTAACTCTTAGATCTGCATTAGTAAGTGGACGATAAGCACCACTTCCATAACCTAAAGACTTTGCAGTATCTACAATTTCTCTAGTTCTAAATTCAGTTTTGTCCGGAAACCTTCTTTGTAGTTCCTGGACGATCATCTTAGTCGAGATTGTGTAATCCATTTTTCACTCCTTTCATAATTAAATAGATGGGTATATTATACCGTCGTTTTGGGATATTGTAAACCCCCTTTTTGCAAATTGTCACGAAATTGTTACGCAACGCTTCTTCCAAATTTTGTTAGTAGAACTTTGTTCATTATCTTTGACTTGGAATATTTTTTGAATGCTGTTGTTAATTGCCCTTTAGTAGCATCTTCTTTAGTTTCAAATTCATCGGATTCAGCATCCATCTTTTTAGTTTTCTTAAGTAGATAGTACTCGTTATATCCAAATACATCATTAATTGCAACACATTTATTTCTAACATATTCTTTTGAGCATTCTTTAAGATAATCTTGCTCCTCATCCCAACTTGAACATCCTGGATTTTTCTGAGTAAATGCAGACTCTAGTTTACTTCTAAAGTGCCAGTTCTTCTCTGCAATAAAGAATCCAATATTGGTCATGTTATACTTTTTAGAAAGATGCGAAAGAATGTCTTGTGTAGCTTTTCTTCCAAAACCCTCAAGATCTAATCTATGACCATTCATTAATAATGTTGCTTTACCATATTTGTTAAAATGAGATCTTTCCACTTTTAAGTCATAGTCCTGATACATATTCGAACGATTTGAATCCCCGTCACTAACAATAACCAGATTCATTTTATCAACTTGGTTTTGAAGTTTGAAGTCTTTGATCAAATAATCAGTAACAATCAAAGCTTCATTTAAAGGAGTTGAACCATATTCTTCTGATTTACCAATAATGTCCATTTCCATCCATCTTGACTCATGGTTGTTGGATTTGTATAGTTCTTTCCTTATGTACATGTGATAAAGAGCTTCATTAAAATCAGATTTACTTAATTTGCTTGAAGCAATTTGTACTAGACTTAGGTTTCCATGGTGTAAATCCCCATCTTTAAGCCCTTGCTGTTGGTATGATGATTTAGGATGCCATTCACTTGTAAAAGCATAAACCTCAAATGGGATATTAACTGTTTTACAGAATAATGAAAGCATTATTGTTTGATCTAATACTCCACCCATGACATCTGACATTGAACCGGAATAGTCAATAAGCATAATCATTCCATGATTTTTAGCATCTGCAAGTCTTGTTACCCTATTAAAGATATCTTCGTTGGTTTTATATGACCAAAGCTTATTAACATCGATAGATCCTGTTTTTGCAGTTTGTGATCTAGTCCATCTAAAAGCAGCTTTTCTTTGTTCGAATTCTTTTACAGCATAGTAAACAGAATTCTTTGATTCTTTCATATAAGATTTGAATCCATCTCTATTAGACTCATACCAATCTCTTCTTCCGTTTCTTTCTATAGCTTCATCTCTTTCCTTTTTGATCTGGGAAAAAGAAACTGTTAGCTCTTTAGCTACGCTTTTAGAAAAAGATCTTGCGACTATTTTTTGATCCCCAAATTCATCTTCTTCTACTAATGATCTTTCTGCATTTCTAAAATTATCATCAGTTTCAGATCTTTCGTAGTCTTCTTCTTTTAGTGATTCTTCTTTATTAGATTCCATTTCTTGTTCTAATTGAGCTGGATTTTTAGATTCTTCTTCTGATTCATCAACCTCAAATTGATTTTCTTGAGTTTCTGCCTCTTCCTCTTTCTCTTGTGGAATTTGGTCGTCATGGCCCATTTGTGGTATTTCTTCAGAATTAGTTTCTTCTTCTTTCTTTTCTCCTTTTTCTACTTGTGGAGGAGGAGATAGAAGTTCCTCTTGATTTTCTTTAGTCCAGTTGTAAATGTCTCTAACTAAATCTACTACATCTGAGAAAGTTTCTGTTGTTAAAGATCTGTCTAAAAAGACTTTTTCTTCTTCGGAAAATGGTACATCAATTAGATGCTGTAATTTTGTTTTAAGATTAATTTTGTCGATGAGTTTAATATCTTCCCAATCATCTCTTTCAACAGGACCGAAGAAATTTTCCTCTAAAAGTTTTCTATAACCTCTTGCCATTGGACCTACTAATCCTGCATATTGATCTCTAATCTTTCTTTCAATTCTAGCATCTTCGATAACATTAATATATGATCTTGGACAACCTTCAAGTTTCTCTGGACTGTCGTGCCAACCTTCAAAGGGTGTAAATAGAGCATGACCTACTTCATGTCCAATGAGTAAATCGTAAACATCTTTACCCATATCTTTCCAAAGAGGTAATCCAAGAGTTCTGTTTTTGATATCAAACCATGCAGTTTGGTAATTACCATGTTGAACGGTAACATTCTCTTTTGCTAGTAATTTTGCTAATATACCTTTTTCTGATATCATATTAAGTAATCTGGTCCGTAAATTCTCATTCCTCTAATTTCATATCCATCTAAGATGTTTCCTCTAGCTTTGTTTAAAGCTGGTCCTTTCCAACTTTTTGACATTAAGATATCACCAAATCTAAAATCTGGATGAGATAGATTGATGAATCCCCAAACTGATCTTTGTGAATCCCCCTCTCTAATTACCTTAATAAATTTTTGACCTTTAGAATAAGTCATTTCTAAAGAACCTGCTAGTGTTGGATATTGTTTGTTGTGCTCTTCGACAACGTCTTGACAAAGCTTGTTTAGGGCTTCTCTTAGTTCTGAATATTGGTCCATTTATACTCCTTTTTTTAATTTACTTGTGTATTGTACCAAAAAACAGGGGGTATGTAAACCCCTTATTACTAATTGTCACGAAATTGTCACGAAAATACTTTATTATTTATGTAATATTGGACCGTTGAATAGGCCCATGGATCGCGATATGGCAAATGATATCCAGTAGTTCCATCCCAGTCTTCGAAATATCTATCGAATCTATCACTATATTCATTTGGATATTTCTTTAAAAGCTCTGCTAGTTCATTTGCCCATTCCTGCCATTTATCATCTGAAATAAACTCTGTATCAAATTCATAATAAGCAGTACTATGAATGATCATTTGAAGTCTTCTTCTCTTTATTAGTTTTCCTATTTCAGATTCAGGATTAGGAAATTCGTAGTATTTTCTTTTTTTTGACATAATGGTATATTATACCAAATTTTTAAGGGTTTGTAAACCCCTGGAGCCACCTGTCAGATTCGAACTGACGACCTGATGATTACAAATCAACTGCTCTACCAACTGAGCTAAGGTGGCTATTTGATCTTTGAAAAGTTTTTAGATTTATAGAATTCTATCTTAGATCTGAATTTGTTCTCTAATACATCACCTTTATGGGATATAATAAATACATTCGAATCACCATCTAATGAATCTAATATTTTAGTTAGGTTCTCTACACCATCAACATCTAGACTAGAATCAAAGGTTTCATCTAGTATTAAAAGATTAGTTGATGCACTGTTTTTCATTTTTGCTATGTGCCTCCAAGTAAACAGTAAAGATAAATCTATTCTTTGTTTTTCTCCTTCAGAAAAAGATGCGTAGTTAAAAGTGTCTCTGTGCCTTGATCTGATTGTTTCATTAAAACTTTCATCTAAATGAAAAGATACAAAGAAGTCTAATGTTTGTAAATACTGATTTATAAGTCTGTTCATAACTGGCAAATATTGTTTAATAACTTTCGTCTTTATGCCAGTATCTTTCAGCATTTCCCCTATAACTTCGTTGTATGTGCGTTCCTCTACATAAGAAAGCTTTTGTTCAGTTGATTTTTCTTTTTCTTTTCTTAGAGAGTTTAGTTCTTTCTTTGCCTTAGAAACGTTTCCACTTTGTCCCTGCAAGCCATCTATCTCTTTTTGGATCCTGTCTATTTCTTTTTGAAGTAATCCTATAGAATCATTATTGGAATTAATTCTTTGCTGCTTTTGCCTTAAGCTGTTTAGACTATTATTTACCTCTTGCTGATTAGACTTAATTTCAGTAATATTCTTTTTAAGATCTTCTTTGGCTTTCTGGATTTCTTTAGCCTTTTCCTTAATACTATCAATCTTTTCATCTTTCTTAGATTGTTCTATCTCTTGATCACAAGTTGGACATTGATCATTCTCTTCATAGAATCTCGATTCCTTTACAAGAGAATGAATTTTATCATCAAATTGTGTATCATATGAATCCAGTTGGGATAATCTTTTAATAATCTCTGTATTATTTTTTTCTTCTGAACTTATTGCTGAAGAAAGGTTTTTACCCAATTCTTTACTTTCAGCGAAAAGCCTTTTAATCTCTTCTTTATGGACTTTAATGCTATCTCTTTTCTTTTCAATTTGATCTGCATTTAATGATTGTAGACTTTTAATGTAGTTTGATTGACTATCAATTTTAGTTTTAAATATATCTATTTTATGATTAATGTCATTTAGTTCATCTTTGATCTTTGAATTACGCTCCTTTAATAACATATTCATTTTTGTAAATATATTAATGTCCAGCAAATCCTCGACAATTTGTCTTCTGGACCAGGATGGTAATTGCATAAATGGAATGAATGAGCTGCTTCCAAGAACGACCACTTGGTGAAATGATTTATGATCTAATTTCAGTATATTCTGTTCTAAAAGCTTTTGATAATCCCTAACATTAGATGATTGATTAATTAAATTACCATTCTGCCATATCTCAAATTTATTGGGTTTTATACCTCTTACTACTTTAAAGTCAGAAGTTCCAATCGTAAATTCTACTATAACCTCACATTTTTTCTTATTAACACTATTCAGCATTTGCATCTTGTTAATATCTCTATGGGGTTTACCAAATAGCCCAAATGAAAGAGCATCAAGTAAAGTTGATTTACCTGCCCCGTTTTGTCCTACAATAAGTGTGGTTGGGGATTTGTCTAATTTGATCTCAATAGGATCATTTCCAGTGGACAGAAAGTTCTGCCACGAACATGATTTAAAATGTATCATACTACCTCTAGATTCTGTGCTTCTGTATAAAGCTTCCTCAATTCTGTTTTTATGTGATCTTTATCTAAGTCTGTTTCAACAGCCTCAACATATGAATCCAGCAGAGTAGTAGTATCTTCTAAGGATATTTTCTCGTCTTCTACGCTTTCTCCTAGATACTCATCAAAGTTCTCTGCTATCTTAAGCTCATATGTGTGTATGTTTTGCAATCTATCCACAAACTTATCAAACATATAAAGATCATTTTTATTTACAACTATTAATTTTATAAATTTCTTTTCAAATTCAGATACATCAATTTGGTCGTAGTCAGTTTTACTGTCATCATATATTACTTTTTTAAACATGGTAATAGGATTTCTTACTGCTTCTACTTCTCTTGTTTCTGTATCGAGAATATGAAAATATTTTGGATCGTCAACATCCGCCCAGGTAAACTCCATTTGAGCACCTAAGTAATGTACATTTCCTTGGTGGGATTTAGTATGGAAATGCCCACTTAATACCATTTCAAATCTTGAAAAAATATCAGCATTCATTCCATGAGGATTCGGCATACCAGCCATCATATCAAATCCTTTTAATTCTAAATGAGCTCCAAGTATTGGTGCACCACATTTTTGTGCAAAGTCAACATACTCTTTATAGTTACTATTATTAATCCAGGGTATTACTGCAACTTTTAGACCATCGTAGTCCAATACAGTTGGCTTCATACAGATATTAACATTTGAAGTAAAATATCCGAGCAGTTCTTTGAGGCTGCACAACTCGTTAGTGTTTTTAAAGTAAACATCATGATTACCAGGAATGATATCCATAGTAATGCCAGAATCCCTAAGAGGTTCAAGAAAATGTTTGCGATTCGCATTAAGAGCTTTAAAGTTGACGAATTTTCTGTGTTCATAGTAATCTCCTAAGTGCAAAATATTTTTAATATTATGCTCTTTCAAATATGGAAAGAATATGTCTCTATAGAATCTTTCCTGGTACTCTAAAAATATATCAGAGCTATTTCTTACACCACAATGTGTATCATTCAGTATTGCTACTTTCACGTATCATCCTCATTCTTTCTGCAAACATTTGTTTTTGAAGTTTACCTAATCTTCTTCCTGAGATTCGGATTCTCTCCATAGTCATTGCTAGCTCTTTTCTTTTAGCTTTACGTTTAAGTTCTTTCTTAAACCTTACTTTGTTTCTACGAACCTGACCGACTCTTTGTTTTTCACTTAAATGCTTCATCTTAAAAATAACTCCAGTCCCTTAGACTCTTCTTTCTCTTTTTTAGCAAACTCTTTAATTGCAGTATCTTTTTTTCTAACTTGTCCGATTCTCTCTTTCAAGGTATCGACATATGCCATAGTTTCTTGAGCTGCTTCACCATCCATTCCCATTTGAACAAAGTCTTCAATACCCATTTTTTCAATGAATCTAAACTTAATATCTTGTTGTCTTTTCTCTTTCGTAATTCTACGAATAAAAGCAAAGTAACAAATTTGGGTAAAATAAGAGAAAGCATTTGGCTTTCCTGTTCTGGTAGCAGTATCGATATTATAATTACCTATTGCCCTTAAGCAATTTTCAACAGCATCCATTACCATTTCTTCTCTATACGTATATCTTACAAAGTTAGGTCTATGAGATAAACCCTCTGCAATACGAATAAAGCATTTGGCAATATAATCTGTTACTTTAGGTAATTCTTTTTCTTTCTTTTTAGCCTCTCTTGCCTCGACTGCATAGTCAAAGACTGCTTGAGAGAATTCTTTATTGTTGACGTAATGTGCCTTGTTTTTCTGGCTCATTTGTATCCTCCATAATAATAGTATATTATACCACAGTTTGAAGTGAAAGTAAATCCCCTTTTTTTCACTTAGGGGGTTTACAAAACTTGTTTTTTATGATATAATAATATAGTTACCCCAGGAGGGAAGAGAGTAATAATTAATGTATAGTCTTATTGGCACTCTCACTCTCCTCAGGGGGATAAAGCTCATCTAACTCCCTCATAATGTCTTCATCAGATCTGTATTGAGGTTGTTGTGTTTTACTCATTTTTAATGCAAATTGTACATAGGCATTCTTAGCCTCATGTGCAATAGAAACATGTTGTATGATATCAGATTTTAAGACTTTAAAAGATTTGGAATCACTGAATGGAAACCATGGTGTGAACTGATATCCACCTAGAACATTATTATGTATTAATACAGGGGATTCAATAATAAAATTATCATCGTTTTTAACTGCTACGAGTCCAATGATCTCTTCACCATTTAATAGTTTAAAATGTCTTATGTTTAACTCTTCCATCTTATATATTTATATCATGTAATTTGTAATTAAATTTCTCTTTACTATAAATTTTTATGCGCTCGGCTGCATGATTCAGTGTATAATTCTTTTGAGACTTATATTGTAAATCATCTGCTATATCAAATACTTTGGTATTTCTACCATCATCACTCTTTCTTAGTCCTCGTCCAATTGATTGTAAAACCCTAATTTGAGACTTACTTGGTGAAGCAAAGATGATGTTATGTAGATTCCTAATGTTAATCCCAGTAGAAAAAGTCCCAAGACTTGCGACCACCACTGCGTT